AAATCCGACTTGGCCTGATGCGCCAACGGAAGAGTGGTTGTAGTAAGTTACAATGTTTGGCTCCGCTCCATTTTCAACTGCTCCGTTTTCGGCTGCATTTAATGTAACTGTTTATCTTACAGGAGTAGGGGCTACTGCTTCAGACGGCACAGTTACAGCAACTAATACGTCTAACATTACACTTTCAGGCGTAAACGCAACAGCTTCAGATGGTTCTATATCTGTTAGTGTTAGTGATGGTGCTACTCTTACAGGTGTAAATTCTACAGCTTCTGACGGCGCAGTTACTGCATCAAATTCATCCAGTATTAGTCTATCCGGCGTAAATTCCACAGCTTCTGACGGTACAACTACAGCGTCAAACACATCTAGTATTAGTTTATCAGGTGTAGATTCTACAACGTCTACTGGCACACTGATTCTTTCTGCAGTAGCCAATATTAGTATTACAGGCGTCAATAGTACTGCTGCAGATGGTACTACTACTGCCACAGGCAAAGGCAACACTTCTATAAGTGGTGTATCATCTACGGTTTCAAAAGGTAATGTAAGTGCAGCCGGTGTAATCTTTGATTTTTCTGCAACAAAAGATTTATTCTCGCGGAAACGGGTAGTATACGTACCTCGTAGAACAACATCAGAAGATCGTGAGGTAGAGGTAGCAGCAGTACCGCGAATTGCACCTGTACCAAGACAGACTACAAGTAGTGATCGCACAGTTATGGTAGCAGCAGAGAATAGAAAAGTGTATATACCGCGCAGATCAACTAGCGCAGAGAGAACTGCAGAGGCAGCATAGGAGCATACGATGTCATTTAGATGGCCTAACAAAGACCCGGATGAACAGCTTGACTACAGCATAGACTGGTCACGCTTTCTAGGCAGTGCTACTATAAGTAGTGTGGCTTGGTTTGTTAATAATTCTAGTGGTGTTAAAACGAGTATCGGTGCTGGGGTAACAGTAAATGGTATTCAGAATGTTTCTCAGACAACTAGTAGTGACAATCAAACAGCAACAATTAATTTAGGTTCTGGCACCAACAATCTTGAGTATACCTTTTTTTGTAGGATAACCGACTCCACAGGCAGTCAGGCAGAAAGATCAGTGAAACTAAGAGTGAGGGATAAATAATGGCATACAATTATCTTGGGCTAGTGAATCAAATTAACAGGCGGCTCAATGAGGTTGAGTTGACTTCATCTAACTTTTCGACAGCAACGGGTTTCTATGGGCAAGCAAAGGATGCTGTCAATGCTTCTATTCGTCACATTAATCAAACAGAATACAACTGGCCGTTTAACCACGTAACACAGGAAGATGTTGTTACAGCACACACAGTTCGATATGGTAATCCTGATGATGCTAAAGTTATTGATGCTAACACTTTTCGGATTAAAGAGGATAGCACACTAGGCAACGATACCCGTAAACTAAAGATACTTTCGTATGAAGAGTACTTAGAAAAATATATTCAGTATGAGTATGATGCAGACAATGGCTCATCTAGCTTCCCAACCTTTGTGTTTCGTACACCCTCACAGGAATATGGACTAGTGCCGCCGCCTGATAAGGCATACACAGTAGTCTATGAATATTATCGTATACCTGTAGACATGGAAAACCATGATGATGTTCCTGCAATTCCAGAAAGGTTCATGCATGTAATCACAGACGGGGCAATGCATTATGCCTATCTATTCCGTGGTAATTCGCAGGACGCATTGATTGCAAAGGAAAAATTTGAAGAGGGCATCAAGAACATGCGTAGTCTTCTTATTAACCGCTACGATTATGTCAGGTCAACTTTTATACCAAGCAGCATTTCTAGCGGCAGACTTGGTGCGGCTACTGCAACTCCGGGTGCAGCATTCGATTAATTTCTTGACAAATAAAAATTTTTGTATATAACTATATGAGAAAGTACTACATATGGCTGACGCTTGGCAAACATATCCAGTAGAGTTTAGGGGTGGACTAGTAACAAACCTTAGTCCTTTGCAGCAGGGACTTAATCAACCCGGCAGCGCGACTATTCTACAAAACTTTGAACCTTCTGTTGAAGGTGGTTACAGGCGTATTCTTGGTTATCGCAAGTTTGACTCCAACGCACTTAGTAACTCAGGTCTTGTTCGCGGTCTATTGCGGTTTGATTCACAGGTATTTGCCAGTAGAGGAAGTGGCATATTTAAATCTACTGGCGGTGGGTATACTGCTATAACTGGCAGCACAGCTTTTCCTGCTTCCACAGCCACTGCCAAAGTTAATGGTGCTACTTCCAGTACAACTTCGCTTGCTGTAGATAATAACAGCGGAACAATTATAGCGGGTATGGTAGTTACAGGCACTGGCATATCAGGCAGTGTGACCGTATCTTCTCTGTCAGATCAAAATAATCTAGTATTGTCGTCTTCACAAAGTCTGTCAGATAATGTTGATCTTACATTTACAGAGACAAGTCCTACTCTTGGGGGATCAGGCAAAGTAAGATTTGCTACTTATAATTTTGCTGGCACCGATAAGTTCATGGTAACGGATGGTTCCGGTAAACCTTTTACATTTGATGGCACTAACTTTAAGCAACTGACTTCCCTATCTTCTGATTTTTCTGGTTGTTCCAATGTTGCAATATTTAGAAATCACGTAATTCTAGTTAATGACAATAATGTATTTTACTCTGCCCCATATAAAGACGAAGATTTTTCTGCTGCTAATGGTGGCGGTGTTATTAATGTCGGTAACACCGTAACTGATTTAATTGTATTTCGTGATCAATTAATTATATTTACAGAAAAAACTATACAAAGGCTTTCTGGCAGCAGTCAATCAAATTTTGTATTAGCATCAATATCGGACGACTTAGGTGCTATTGCATTTGACACAGCACAAGAGGTTGGTGGTGACGTTATGTTTCTTGGTCCTGACGGACTGAGACTTTTAGGCGGTACAGACAGGATTGGTGACTTTGGTTTGGGAGTTGTCTCTAAATCAATTCAGTCTGAAACTACAAATTTTGTTAACAGTTCGACTTCTTACGCCTCTCTTGTTGTAAGAGAGAAAAGCCAGTACAGACTGTTTGGGTTTAACCCCGGATATACAGATGCCTCTGCTTTAGGACTATTAGGAACCCAGTTTGCTGGTCAGGGCGGCGAGGGAATGGCTTGGTCAGAGCTTCGTGGAATAAATGCTTATGTCGCCACTAGCTCTTACGATGGAGAAAATGAACATTCTTATTTTGCTAACGATGACGGATTTGTGTATGAGTTAGAAAAAGGTAATTCATTTTCTGGTTCTAATATACGAGCCACCTTTGCTACACCCTCGTTTCCGTTTGATGATCCTAGAATTAGAAAAACTTTTTATAAGGCGTTTTTATACACGGAGCCTACTGGAAGTATAGATTTTGATCTAAGTTTAAAACTAGACTTTGAAAGATCAAATACTGGAATAATACAACCTAATGCTATTTCACTAGGCAATACTACTTCCAACGTATTTTTATATGGAACTGCAGCATTTGCACACACTGCATTAGTAAACAATGGAAGTGGTTATGCTGTTGGCGCAACAAGTATTGCCATAGATACGTTTTCAGGTGATAGCAATACTGGTTTAACAACAGGAGATACATTTAAATTTGTATTGACAGAGACAGCTACAGCAGCAGTAAACGGTGCTGTTTCTTCAAGCACAGGTGTAGCAGTTGATAATAACTCTGGTACTATTTTAGTAGGAATGCAGGTAACAGGAACAGGCATATCAGGCACAGTACTGGTAGCTACCGTTACAGATCAGAATAATCTAGTATTGGATACGGCTGTAAGTTTAAGTAATGATGTGTCTTTGACATTTACAAACCGAAACTTTGGAGACACTTTTACTTTGACAGGTGTCCCGACAATATCGGGTTCTGCAGGAAGTTCCACCTCGACTCTTGCATTTTCTCCTGCTTTAACAACTAAGGTTGTTGATAACACAAAAGTTGTTTTTCACAGTGTGGGTGGTGAAGATGCTGCAACTTACAGTGACAGTGCTATTGACTCTTTGTTTGAAACACAGCTAATAGGATCAGGGTTTACAGCAGGTATGCGAATAGAAACAGATAATACTAACCCAGCGTTTACATTAGACGCTGCTACAATTGAATACTCAGTCAACGGAAGAAGGTAAATGTAATGGCCGGATATACTAGACAAGCATCTGGAAATATAGTAACTGGTGCTATTATAAATGCAGACGATTTAAACGATGAGTACAACGCCGTTGATGCAGCGTTTAATGCCACCACAGGGCATAAACACGATGGTTCTACGGGCGAAGGTGACAGGATTGAAACGATTGGTCCTGCTGGTCAGCTTAGTGTAAATGCAACTCAAGTCATACCTGCTACAAATGATCAGCTAACACTTGGAAGTTCAAGTGTCGCCTTTAAAGATTTATATCTAGCTGACGATAGGGCTGTGCAGTTTGGTGCATCACAGGACGCTACATTAAAGTATGATGAAGCTAGTACAGATACTCTGTTGTTTGGCGGTGCCAACATTCGTGTTGCTAACACAAATAATAAAGTAGAGTTTCGTGATGCTGATCTCAGTATAAGCTCATCCTCAGATGGTAAGCTGGACATTGATGCCGACACTGAGTTGGAAATTGTTGCACCCACAGTTGACATACAGGCATCTACAGCCATCACACTAGTCTCTGATGCTATCACACTTGGCGAGGCTGGTGATACTGACATTGTTATTACATTCAATGCAAATAGCAATGATGGTGTAATTACATGGATGGAAGACGAAGACCACTTTAAGTTTTCTGACGACGTGTTGATTAACAGCACAGAGAAACTTTATTTCAATGACGCTGGCGGTGAGCATATTGCAGGTGACGCAGACAACCTGACAATCTCCGCTGGCACTGATATTAACTTGACCGCCACTGCAGACGTGAACATACCGTCTGGTGTCGGTCTTTCTTTTGCGTCAGACGATGCAGAAAAAATTGAGAGCAATGGTACAGACCTTACTGTTAATTCTGGTGGTGACATTAATCTTACTGCTACCAGCGATGTAAATATTCCTGCTGATGTGGGTGTTACATTCGGTGACGACGGAGAAAAGATTGAGGGTGATGGCACCCACTTAGCAATTAGTTCTAGCGGTGACTTAAATGTGACTGCTACTACGGTAGACATAGATGCTACGACAGTAGAAATGTCAAATGACTTGCATCTAAACAGCGATGGTGCTATACTAGCGTTAGGCGCGAATCAAGATGTAACTGTAACACATGTAGCTGACAGTGGACTAACACTAAAGAATACTTCTACGGGTGACAACACACCTCTTGTGCTTACTCTACAAACAGGCGAAGTTGCACCGGAAGATGACGATACCCTTGGATCAATTAGGTTCCAAGCACCCGATACATCTGCCGGTTCAGACGGTGCATTAGTAACAGCGTTGATTGAAGCAGAGGCAGAGGCAACTTTTAGTGCCACTGTAAACAATACTGCAATTGTATTTAAGACAGCAACGGACGGTGCTGCTACAGAAAAAGTCAGGATTACTGCTGCCGGTGAATTAAAACTGGGTAGTGCCAATATATCAGAGGCTGACCTAGAACAAATAGATGACCTGACAGCAGGTACAGTTACGGCTAGTAAGGCACTTGTAGTAGACTCTAACAGAGATATTGCTACGGTCAGAAATGTAACATCAGATGGTACAATTCAATTTGGCAGCATATCAGATGGCACAATAACAGCTACCGCATTTGTAGATGAAGACGATATGTCATCGAACTCTGCTACACTTATACCTACGCAGCAATCTGTAAAAGCCTATGTAGATGCTAATACAGGATCATTTGTTCTTGAGGACGATGATGGTACTGAAGTAACCATAGCCAATGGTAAAGAAGTAAAGTTCATAGGTTCTGGTATCACAACCAACTGGACAGATACTTCTGATGGATCAGATGGTGATCCTTACGATCTTACATTTACGATAGACGCTGCACAGACAGGCATCACCTCTATTCTTGCTACAGACTTGAAGATTGGTGAAGATGATCAGACCAAAATCGACTTTGAGACTGCTAACGAAATACACTTCTATGCTGCTAATGTAGAGCAGGTTTATCTGGGAGACAACATTTTCGGTCCACAGTCAGATAGCGACGTTGACTTGGGCAGCAGTTCTGTACGCTGGAAGGATGCCTATGTAGATAGTGTAACAGTCACTGGTAATGTTAATGCAGCAGCAGCAAGCGCAAGTACTCCTGCTTTTGCATTTACTACTGACACAAGCAGCGGTATGTTTTCTCCCGGTGCAGATACACTCGCGTTTGCTACTGGTGGCGCAGAACGTATGCGTATTGACAGTAGCGGCACCATTATACTCACATCCACTGACGGTGGTGCATCCTCCGCACCTAAAATAGAGTTGAAAAGAAACTCCTCTACTCCAGCCGATTCAGATGTTTGTGGTGAACTGTTATTTCAAGCCAAAAATGATGCTGACGAATATGTAGTGATCAATAGTATCACATCCACTAATGCCGATGTAACTGACGGCACAGAAGATGGCTTACTTAAAATACGCACAATGAGTAACGGCAACTTACGTGAGTCAATAAGTATGTACGGTTACCAAACAGTCATCAATGGCGATGGTCAAGACATAGACTTCCGTATCGACGGCTCGAATGCAGTCGGCACCCACAATTTCTTTGTGCAAGCGAGTGACGGCTATATCGGCATAATGACCGATACACCGGCACATCCGTTACAATTGAATGCTAATGTTGCCAGCGTTTATGCAATGAAGATTTTTAACGATGGCAATAATGTTAACCGCTATGGTTTGAAAATACAATGTGGCGCAGATAGTGGCGACCAAGTGTTTATCGCCTTTGAGGATGGTGACGGCAATTCTCATGGCAGCATACAAGGTTCTAGCGGCACAGTTTCATACAATACATTTACGGCTGGCCACCCCGCTACCTTGCCATCAAGCGATACTGCTGCGGGATATCCCTACGGCACACTGGTTGAAACAGTAGGCATTTCATATGCTACTAATTCAAGTGGTGACGCCCTTCGTAGCGGAATTATTTACAACGTACAAAAATCATCCTCTGCAAATAGCAAGTCTGTCTTGGGGGCTTACGCATCAAAAGACAATGTAAACGACGGTCAGCATATCGTTTATGTGCTGGGCGACGGCCACATCCTTTGCAACAACTCCGGTGGTAACATTGCAGTCGGTGACGGTATATGCACATCCGCAACGGCTGGCATTGGCCAAAAGGCAACTGCAAGTCCAAGTATGATCATCGGTATCGCGCAAGAAGCTGTGACCTTTGCCAATGGCAGTGAAACAAAGTTGGTTGCAGTGCAGTACGGTCTACAACAGTTTACTCCGTGGAGCTAAAACTAGGACGTTATGAAACTAACAATGGAACCCGCTATGAAGACACAGATGGAACTGGAGGCACACGAAAAAGAATGTGCCATCCGCTATGCTGCTGTCCAAGAGAAACTCGACGCTCTCGACAAGCGCATGTGGCGTCTGGAGGCGATGATAATGGGTAGCACAATGATGGTGGTTGCGATGGTGGTCACAGTATTTATGGGAATGAACTAACATGTCCGACGCAAACAAAGTATCCAATGATCAGGGTATACAAGATATCATGGATGAGCAAGCTAGGGGAAATACCCCGAATATTCCGCAGCTT